GCCTGAAGCGAAAGGAAAATAGAGATGAGCACGATGATGCGTTGGGTGAGTGAGCAGATAAGCGACCTGACGCGCTCGCTCACCTTCCCGATCCGCTGGGGCGCATCATCCCTGCGCTCCTTCGGCCAGAGGTTCTCGTTCTCGTTCTGGAGCGACCGCAGGCCGATTCGCTCCACGGTGAATTACAGCTTGACCCGGCAGCTTTACCGCAACGACGGCGACATTTGCCTCGGCTCCGGCTTTGCCAAGCCGATTGTCGATCTTCAGGTCGGCTTTATCGGAATTCCGGTCGTCTCGACCGAGAACGAGGACACGAACGATTTTCTCAACGAGTGCATCACGGATCACTGGGCCGATGAAATCCAGCAGATGTTCCGCGATGCCATGCGCGATTCCAAGACGGTCGTAAGGGTTCGTCGTCCGGACATCCTCGACCCGTTGATGACGCTGGACGAGGCTGAGCACTGCGCTCTCGAAATCGTTCCTCCGGAACTGGTTCAGATCGAGCGCAACCCTCGCAACAAGAGCATCATCGAGCGGGCCGTGATCAGGCACACGATGCTTTTCGTCAAGGACAAGGGAAATCCGTCAACCGGCCAGGATCCGACCGTGGAGGAACATGATGTGCTGGAGATCCTCACCCGTGAAAATTTCAGATTCTGGGATCAGACCGACGACGTGTGGCTGGACGATCTCACTGCGGCCAACCGCTACGGCTTCGTGCCGCTCCTGGAGGTCTACAACGAGTGGGACTCCTCACTCGGCTCCGGTCAGAGCGACTACGAGACGGTGCTGCCGTTCATGGAGGCTTTTCACGATGTCCTGAAGCAGGGACTCCAGGCGCACAAGTATCACTCGACGCCCAAGGTCGTCATGAAATTGCGGGACGTGGCTCCGTTCATCAAGAACAACTTCCCGGAGGCCGTCGATCCCAACACGGGTGAGATCATGCCGCATGCCGAGATCTCCTGGCGCGGACGTGAAATCCTCTTCCTCCAGGAAGGCGAGGAGATGATGTTCCTGGAGGCTCGCTCGGTGCTGGGGGACACCAACGCGCTCCTGGAATTCCTGATCGACTGCATCTGCATCGCCTCGCAGACGCCGGAGTGGGCTTTCATGCGCGTCTCCGGTGGAACGGCCAACTCCGACCGCAACGCGCAGACCGTGCCGTTCCTGAAAAAGGTAGAGCGCAAGCGCAAGGGATTCCAGAAGCCGATCCAGGAGCTTCTGAAAATGGTGCTCGTGATGAGCAACCTGATCCCGGTTCGAGCACGGCTCTCCTGGGAAGTCGCCAGGGCGGACGATCTCGTCGTCTACATGCAGAGCTTCCAGCAGTTGGTCATGGGCCTGGAGGTGGCCGTGGAGCGTGGCGAGATTTCAGACGAGACGTACCGGCGGATGATCAAGCCCTTCCTGCCAGCGATGAAGGCGATCAAGCAGGAGGCCAAGGACGCCGAGAAGAACATGAAACCCGACCCGCTGGCGCTTCCACCCGGCCAGCAACAGCAGAAGCGACCGTTCCAGGGATCCCGTGAAGAGCAACCGTTCCAGACCAGATCGTGAAAACTCGGCCACACGTACCGAGGACGGGCAGGCGTAGGACGATCACCGTCAAGAAGTCCAAGCGCAGGACGGGGGCGAAGAACCCGTTGAAAATGGCCTCGTCCAAGGCGAAGCGGAGGAAGAGAAGGAAGTGAGCTTCAGTGGCACGCAAGAGGTGGATCAAAGGCGCGATCAAGAACAAAGGAGCGTTGAGGAAGACGGCTGGAGTGAAAAAGGGCCAGAAGATCCCACGCAAGAAGCTCCAGGCGATGGCCAAGAAAGGTGGCAAGACAGGACGCAGAGCACGGCTCGCGCTTACGCTCCGCAAGATGAACCGAGGCCGTTCCAGAAAACGAAGCCGCACCCGCTCCAGCAGGCGCTCTTCTAGCAGACGGAGACGCAGATGAAAAACATCACAGGCATTTTCAACCACACCAGTCTCGTCACGAACAACGGACGGCTGATCACCTCGTACCTGACCTATGCGCCCTGGCGGGGCATGAGGATCCGGCGAAGGTGAAGAACGGCCGGGTATTCGTCGTGATGCTTGGCATAGTCGCGATTTCAGCGATTGCCGCAGCCGTCGTTGCGGGCGAACTGGGCAACAGCAACACGGTCAGTGGGCTGATCGCGATTGCAGCCACTGCGGTCGGTTCGCTTGCGACGATAGCGCACACGACAGTTGAAATTCCGGTGATCCGTCGGGATAGCTGGCGTCCCGATCCGATTCCGCCGATTTCTCCACCGATCCCTCCTCCCACCCCACCTCCTCCCCCTCCTCCTACTCCCGATGGGGAGGGGGAGGAAGAAACCCAGATCAACTGGCCACAACGAGAAGGCTGAAATTGGCCAAGAAGAGAGTTCCACAGGCAACCAAGCGCAAGCAGTTCGAGCGTGGCAAGAAAGCGAGAGGGAGGAAATGGCATGGCACGGATTTTGAAATTCCCGGACAACCGCAACCGAACCAAGGGAAAGGTGCTGATGAAGCCCAATCCCTACACGATCAAGAACCACAAAAGGAAATAGGGAGGTGAGATGGTCAAAATCCTGAGAGCCACCAATCTGCAAAGCCCCAAGACGCCGAGGGGGGTGACTGCAAACCCGAAGGCGGGAAGCTGGCACGATCCCAGCCAACTGACCCGGAAGCAGATCACGAGTCGGATTTCAGTTCGGCGGCTGTACGTCAAGGATCCGAACAACCCGATCTTCTACAAGGAGCAGGATCTCTTCTCCGCGAATGCCAACCCGCGCTTCAACCCGGGTCGGGGTGTGTCGTCCGTCACGACGCTCGACGGCTCGCCTCAGCCGCCGCAGGGCGTAACGTCCGGGCATCAGAAGGTGATCCGGCAGACCAACCAGATGAAAACCGGCGGCAAGACGCTGAAGCGCCGGACGTTCTAGGAGGGAAAATGGACGACGACCTGATCACCGAGGTATTCGAGTCCGTCGTGGAGATGACGACGGATCCGGCTGCCATCGTCCCGCTCTCTCCTGAAATCGTCGCTCGCGTCACCGAGGGCGACGACGATCCCCGCTTCGCCACGTTCGTGATCGAGTCGGGCTGGTCGAAGTCCAAGCGATTTTGGGGGCCGGAGCTTTTCAACAACGTGGCGGCCGAGATGAACGGCACGGCCAATGCGGAGCCGATTGTCGGCTACATGGGGCATATCCGGGAAGAGGACGATCCGTACGTCTTCCCTGAAATTCAGCTTCAGTGGCTGGGCGCGAAGCTCACGCAGTTCGGTGACAAGGCGAAGCTGGCCGTCAAGGCGTATGTCCTCCCCGGCACCAAGGGGCGGGAGTACCTGGGCCGGGGCATCGTGAAAACCGTCTCCTGGCGCGGCAAGGTCGCTCAGGAGCGGTTCGAGCACGGTGTCAAGATCAAGGCTTTTCAAATCGAGTCCATCGACCTGGCACGGCCTCGCTCTGCGGGGATGAACGCAGCGATGGTCGGCGGACTCACAAGCGAGATGGAAGGAGGAAACGACTTGAAGCCAGAGGAAATCGCCGCTCTCAGCGAGAACGAGATCCGGGCACACAACCCTGCTCTCGTGCTCACCATCGAGACGGCCGTGAAAACCCCGCTGGAGACGAAGGTTTCCGAGATGGAGGGAGACGCGGCAGCAGTCAAGCCGACGCTCGACCTCATCCCGGATTTCAGGAAGCTCCTGGGACTCTCCGACGACGTGGACGACCTGACCGTGATCGGCAAGGCGCTGGAGGCGATCAGGGAGTCCGGCAAGACCATGCGCGACACGATCCTCAACAGCGTCCTGGGCAAGAAGTTCCAGGACGAGGGCACGCGCTCTCTCGTTCAGCGCCTGATCGTCTCCGAGATGGACGACGTGCGGAATTTCAAGGCGACCGGAGACACGGCCGCCGACGAGCGTGTCGTCTCCGAGATGGTCAACTCGTTCATCGACAAGGACGAGTCGCTCAAGTCCCAGGTGTCGGAGATGGAAGGCACTCCGGCATCGCCGCCAGGTGTCGAGCGTTCGCGCAACGGCCAGCGCGAACTGAAAGTCGGCATGACAACTCAGCGGATTCGCGTCCGCTCGGCCAGGTAGAGAGGAGGGCAAGTGAGCACACCTGTGAAAAAGGCGAGCGTATCTCGCGCCGAGGCCGGGCTGGTCGAAGAGGACTTCGAGGCCAAGCCGAACGACGAGGCCATCGCAGCCGGTGAGGCGCTGCCGGACGAGGAGGAAATCGCCACCCCCGATGCTGCCCCCTCGACTCTGAAAATCTCGGGGATGAGCGAGGAGGAGCAGAACATGGAAATGACACCGACCATCGTCGGCCCGCCCGCATACGGCTCGCCCGATCCGGTCACGTCTGCCGGGCGGCTTCTGCCGCTCGATCAGCATCCCTTCAACCCGGCGAACCTGCCGGACGATCATCCCGCCGCCATCGACGCGAGCTACGGCGAGGGCTACCAGGGCACCATCGCCCCCGACGACCTGGGTGCGTCGTTCCCCGGCACGTCCGGTCGCACGGATCTGGAAAGCGATCTTCAGGGCGCAGCGGCCGAAGAGGGCGAAGCTCCCGACTACGCCTCCCAGACCAAGGACGAGCTTCTGACCCTGGCGCAGGGTCGCGGCCTCGATGTGTCCTCCTCGAACACCAAGGCCGAGATCGTTGCGGCCCTGGAAGAGGACGACGCAACCTCCTAGTAATTTCAGCACGACCAGACCTGAAAAAGAATCTCTAATGTGCAAGAAGGGAAGTGAGCGATGGGCCAGTTGAAGCATGACGGCCAGGCAACCCAGGGCGGCGTGACCGCTCCGGCTGCTCAGGCCATCGTCAAGGGCGACCTGTACCGGATCAACGGTTGGAACGGGATCGCCCTGAAAACCATTGGCGCTTCGGACACGTTGCGCACGATGGACATGGAAATCTCTCCGTCGCGGATCTGGTACATCAAGCTCCCGGCGGCGCTCAGCCCCGCAATCGGTGACCCGCTCTACTGGACGGCCGGTGCGGGATTCAAGCGCGGTGACACCGACCTGGCTGCGGCCGTGGTCGGCGCTCCTGCTGCGAAGGTCGAAGAGACGAAGGACGCAAACGGCTACTGCGCCGTGCGTGTCCTGAATCTCGCCTAGAGAGAGGAGGAATTTCATGGCGAAGATGCAGTCAGTGTTGATCCCCGATGCACCGACCATCGACAAGATCACACGCATCGAAAGATCGGGCCGGATGTTCATCGGCCACGACGGACGCTTCGGGCCGCTTCTGCCCGGACAGTCTCTCACCGACGACAACACGACCGAGTTGAACCACAGGCGCTGGAGTCCCGGCCGTCTCGTCGGTGAAATCGCGAACGTGCAGCTTGTCTCGGCCTCTGAGATGCAGGGACGGCTCTCGGATGAATTTCTCCGGGACGCGATGACCATCGACCTGCTCCAGCCCGTGGGCGAGATGATCACCACGTCGGACGGCGCGATGGATCTGCTCGACAAGGTGCGGATCGACATCGATGTCGGTCTTGCCGAGGTTCCGGTTCTCTACACGCCGCTGTACGAGCGTGTGAACGGCCCGTTCCCCGGTGGATCCGTGCAGATCGGCGGGGATGTCGTGTTCGACGCGAACGTCGTCTTCCTGGAGAAGATGGAAGCCGGTGAAATCGTGTTCGGCTCGCTGGCCAAGGCAGGGGTGCCGTCCTTCGTCCCGATTTCCACTTACGCAGCCGCGTTCGAGTGGACGGAGGACATGATCGAGTACGACCGCTCCTATGAAATCGGGATGAACTCCCGCGCTTTCGGCAGGGCGTACAACTACCTGATCAACCATCTCCACCTTTCCCCGATCATCGCCTACACGTACGCCGCCGGGAACAAGACGGCCGGTGCGACGGGCAACGGATCGCTTCAGGCCAACACGCTGGTCACTTTCCAGAACGCCTACAAGCACGGAGCCGTTGCCGTCCCGCAGCGCACTCCGTCCTGGATCCTGGCCAACGAGGCGGATCGCTTCGTGATCGAGGACGCTCTGCTCACCCCGGTGATCGATGCGAACGGAAATCCGCTTCGCAGGGTGCCCGTCGAGGGCATCATCTACTACAACGGCGCAACGGTCACGAACGGCCTCAAGAACTTCGTGTACCCGGGCGTCACGGCGGGCAAGTGCTATTTCATCTCGCCTCGGACGCGGATGAAGGAGCTTGTCCACCACGATCTCCGGATCGATATCGGCCCGGCGGATATTTCACGGCTGATCGAGGGACAGCAGGTAGCCCGTGCCAGGCGCGGCCTCTACCTGGATCTCGCGAACAGCGTCGAAGAGGTAACCCTCCCGACCTCGTGATGCTCCGCGCCGCTGTAAGCCGTTCTAAGCCTCTGGGAGCGTGAAGGGTGGAACCACCCCTCCCCAAGCTCTTCCGGAGGCTCAGAGCGGCTCTCACGGCCTCCAGGACGGTGAATCCTGGGGGTCAGGTGGTCAAGATGCCCGCCAAACCCATGATGAGGGTTGTCGTGCATCGCTTCCAGGGAACCTACGAGTGCGGCTGCAAGGTGCCGGATCCCAGTCCCGATGCACCTCCGTTATGTGAAATTCATGAAAAACCATTCCTGTATGCGAACGAGTATCTGGGAACGTTCGCAACAAAAGAGGTAAGGAAGGAGGACTGATGGCGAACGAGAGTGCTGTCGAGAATATCTCCGATCTGAAAACGACGGAGCAATGCCTCGGTTGCGGCGAGGAGATCAATCTGCTGATGCCGCATCTGCGGGTGAACATCTCACCGACCCGCTCCGTGATCGAGACGGTCGATGCCGCACTGGTCGGAGCCGAGACGGACGACGAGGGAAATATCGTCGCTCTGGGCGTCGATGTGACCGACCCCGATCTGGCCGGTGGCCGAGAGCGGTTCTACGTGGGCATGAAATTGGGTGCTCCCACCGGCGGGTTCTTCCACAACTACGACCACCTGGCCGACTGGGTGACCAGCAAGGCGGCCGATCAGGAATATCAACTGGACGAGGCACCGACGATCAAGCGGCTCGACGTTGATCCGCAGGCCGAGGGGAGGTCGAACGAGTAATGGCAACCGTGCTCACCAACGCAGGCGAGGAATACATCGTTGACAAGCTGACGGAGACGGTGCAGACCAACCCGAGTTTCATCGGCTGGGGCACAGGCGCTGGCACGGCTGCCAAGGCCGACACGGATCTTTTCACTCCTGCCGCTGAGTCCAGAGTCTCCGGCACGGTCACGAAGCAGGGCACCGGATCGACGGCGAAGTGGCAGAACGTGGGCACGCTCACGTCGGCAAGTGCCCAGACAATCACAAACGCTGCCTGCTTCACGGCTTCGACGGCGGGTACCTGCGTGATCAAGGGCGACCACACGGGCGTTGCCCTGGCAATTTCAGACCAGATTACCTATACCTTCACCCTCGATCCTTCATGACGCAGGAGGTGAAACCAGTGGGCGGAAAATTCTCATTCTCGGAGATCTGCCTGGCCGCAATCGCAATCGCGCTCTGGGTGATCTTCCTCTGGGGCATCGACGTTCTTTGAC